CGAAGTGAACATACCTAATTCAGCCATCACACGTGAAGGAGAATGGATATTCAATACATCTTTGATTTTTCCAGTAATAGATCCAGCAACATCTTTAACTGCATTTACTACATCATCAATCTTGCTTCTGATTCCATTCACTAATCCATCAATGATATCTTTTCCGATTTGCAGTAGGTCAATTTGTCTGATGGTGTCAAAGGTTTCTTTTACTCTATCTACGGCATTTGAAACACCGGTTTTCATGTCTTCCCACACTTGCGCTGCACCGTCTACAATGCTCTTCGCTGTATTAATGACAGCATTCTTAGTATTTTCCCAAGCAGTCGTGACACCGTCTTTGATCGCATTCCACATGTTGATTGTGTTTGTCTTAATAGACTCCCACAGATCAATAAAGAATTGCTTCACGCTATTCCAAGTGTCGATCGCCCCTTGTTTCATGCTTTCCCATGTCTCTGATAACCATGTTTTCACACTATTCCAAGCGTCAATTGTGCCTTGTTTGACATTGGTCCATGTTTCAACAAAGAAAGCTACAATACTGTTGAATGTATCGATCGCAATCGTTTGAATCGTTGTCCATATATAGGCTAGTGCTGCTTTAATACCATTCCAGATATTTAAGAACGCCATCTGAGTATTAGTTAAGAAGCTATCAAAAATCGCTTGAATGGAAGCCCAGATGTTCGCCGCTGCAGTTTGAATGTTGTTCCATACGCCTATCATATTATTCTTAGCTTCTTCCCAGCCGCCTGAGATTAAAGAAGTCACGAATAGCACTGGAGCTAGAATAACGTTTTTCATAATTTCAAATATCTGACCAGCAATATTCACTAAATTTGTCCAGAGTGTTTTAAGGAAAAAGCTCATATGGATAAACGCATTTCGAACACCGTACACAAGCGTTCCGAAACGGCTCATGATTCCATCTGCAATACCTTTAACGATAGAAGTAACTGTTGATTTAATCCCGTTCCATAAGTCTGAGAACCATTGTGTGATTCCATCCCAAACTGAAACGATATTATCTACACCATCACTAAATGCTTGCTTTGTTCCTTGCCACATATCGCTTGCCGAATCTTTGATACCTTGCCAGAGGTCTGCAAACCATTGCTTGGTATTCTGCCATCCCTTTTTGACGCTATCAACCGCTTGTTTACTGCCTTCTACTAAACCGTCCCATGCATTCGAAAAGAATTCTGTCATTCCATTCCAAGCAGAGACGATCCAATCAACAGCAGCGCCAACAACGTTCTGAATTCCTTCCCAAAGACCAATCCAAAAATTTCTAAAGCCTTCGCTTGTATTCCAAAGATAGATGAATCCTGCAACAAGAGCGATAACCGCTGCAATAACGAGTCCGATTGGATTTAATTTCATCAGCACGTTCATCATTTTTTGAGCGCCATTGTATAGCTCAACTGCTTTTCTAGCAGTACCCATGACACCTTGGTAGATACCTATATATCCTACTACTGCCATGATTAGCGGTAAGAAAGGTTTAATCGTGTCCCACAGAGTTGTCAAAAAGCTAATTGCCGGTGGAATGCTGTCAGTGATAGCTTTGAAAGCTACGTTGACCGCTCCTTTGATCTTGTCAAAGTTTTCTGCAATCGATCCAAGCCCAGCGTCTTGCATTCCTTCATCAATCGCTGTGATAACATTCGCCAAACCTTTTACAACTGCTGTCTTGATGTTTGCAAAAGAAGTCCTGATACCAGCCGAGTTCTTTTGAGCTAATTCAGCAAAGCCGCCGACACCTTCATTCAGTTCGATTAAACGACTGTTAAAATCATCAAATGTAATATCGCCTTTCTTCAAGGCAGCATATAAGTCATTCGCTGAGTTAACGCCTTGATCACTAAAGGACTTCGACACCTTATCCATTGCAATTGGCATTGTTTCAAGCAAAGAACGCCAAGACTGAAGATCGACTTCTCCTTTTGACAACATTTGCTGGTATTGTTGCGCCCCACGACTTGCATCAGCTGCAGAAGCACCACTGGCCAAGAAAGCATTGTTTAAGGCTACTGCTGTGTCTGTCCCTTTTTGCAAATCACCTGTTGAAATAGCTAGCTGTTGAGCGCTAGATACAATTTCATCTAAACTTGTTGGCAATCCGTCTATTCCGTCTGTCAGTTTGTTCATGGATTTGTCAACATCATCAGTAGAATAGCCCAACGCTTGCATAACGACTGGGTATTTGTTCAATGTGTCGAAACGATCGATAGCACCGCCTAATGAACTAGTAACTAATCCGATAGCATTATCAATCAATTTAAAAACCCCGATACCTTTGGCGATATCGAGGATAGAAGTATTCGTTTTTTGAGTGCTGCTATCTAAGTTGTTCATCGAACTATCAGCATTCTTCATGGTAGAAGAAAAATTCTTGTCGACAGCCGAAAGGATCGCTTCAACGCTATATGATTCCATAGTTTTCCTCCATTCTTCAGGAGTTTACAAATCTCGGTACTTTTTCATCCTTGCCCAAGATTTTGTTTTCAAGTTTTTCCTTGTTAAAGAATTTTTCGAAGGTGTCAAATAAAGGAACCTCGTATTTACCACGTTTTTTAGTAGCTTTAACTTGATTATTCGCCCATGCTTGGTAATGAATAAGCTCTTGTTCGTCTAACCTTTTGAGACGATAAGCAACAAGCCTTGTTTCGTATTCCGTCATTGTCATTCGATCAATGTCTAAAAAGTCAGTAATCCCGAGATAACGCAGACAGTTTATCTGGACAGTGGCATAAAAATCTTCTTCTACTTGCTTTCCTTGATTCTGTTTTCGACTGTTAGTGTTTTTTTCTTTGTAAATTCCGACTTTTTTAATTCTTCTAGTACCAAATCAAAGAGTTTATCCGAGCCGATTTCACCAACTAGTGCAATCAAATCTTTTTCTGCTACTCGTGGTGACTCTGTTGCATTTGCTACTTTTAACATTTCAATCAAAGTCTCGATATCTTCG